TAAAGACGAAGAAATTCGCAAAGCAAAACAACTACCTGTACCTAAAGGGTACAAACTATTGATAGCTTTACCAGATATAGAAGAAACAACTAAGGGTGGCATCATAAAAGCCAGTCAAACAATGAAGGTCGAAGAAGTAGGCTCAATTTGTGGTTTCGTTATAACTATGGGTGAAGACTGTTATCAAGACGAAAAAAGATTTCCAAATGGTCCTTATTGCAAAGAAGGAGATTGGATTATTATGCGTTCTTATTCAGGCACAAGATTTAAAGTGCATGGCAAAGAATTTCGTTTAATCAATGACGATAGCGTAGAAGCTGTTGTTGAAGACCCAAGAGGCATAGTTAAGGTAGTATAATGACAGAACAAAATCAAACCGCAAATCAAGAAGTTACATCTGATGAATTAGTTGCTGAAACAATTCAACCAGAAGAAACTACAAATGAAGATAAATTTTTTGGTGTTAAAACAACTATTGGAAAAACACCTGAAGATAGATTGGTCGAAACGCCAAAAGAATCTCAAGAAACTGACGAAGTAGAAATTGAGGTTGTTGATGATAGACCACCAGAAGATAGAAAACCTGCAAGAGTAAAAACTTCTGACGACAAAGATGATATTGAATCTGAAATTGAAGGCGTAGATGAGCAAGTTAAAAAAAGAATTAACAGGCTTAAATATGAATTTCACGAAGAAAGAAGGGCTAAAGAAGCTACAGAAAAAGTTAGAGAAGAAGCTATAGCTTATGCTCAAAAGATTCAAGAAGAAAATAAAAGACTATCAGCTTTAATAAATAAAGGTGAAGAAGCTTTATTAGGACAAATATCTGCTAAAGCACAATCTGAATTAGAAAGAGCTAAAGCAGAATTTAAAGAAGCCTATGAGAGTGGCAACAGCGAAAAGATGTTAGCTGCGAATGAAACAATATTAAATTCATCTGTTGATCTTAAATCAGCAAATGAAAAAATTAATTATTACGAACAACAAAAAGAAATACAGGCACAACAACCTGTAGCACCACAGCAAAATGTTGCACAACAATTTGCACCACCCGACCCAAAAGGTGTAAAGTGGTTACAAGACAATAAATGGTTTGGCAATCCAGAGCATAAAGACTTAACAGGTTTTGCATATGGATTACATGAAACATTAATTAAAGATGAGAATATTCTTCCTACAAGTGATGAATATTATCAACAAGTAGATATTAGAATGCGTAAAGCATTCCCAGATTTTTTTGGAACTGAAAACCAAGCTGAGGACACCATCGAAACAGATGTTGTTGAAACTGCGAGTTCCAAAAAACCATCGAGTGTGGTAGCACCAGCAACCAGAAATAATGGTGCTATGCCTCGCAAAGTGCAGTTAACAGCAACTCAAGTCAACCTCGCAAGGCGACTTGGGTTAACACCAGAGCAATATGCCAAGCAATTAGCAAAGGAGAGCAGAAATGTCTGAAGAAAAAAATATTGAAGTAACTGAAGAAGTTACTAGAGCAGCAAGAGAAGCAGAATCTAGAGAAGTTCAAACTAGACCAAAAACTAGTTGGGAACCACAATCTAAATTACCAAAGCCCGATCACCAAGAAGGCTGGGTATTTAGATGGGTAGCTACAAGTATTCTAGGTCAACCTAACAATGTAAATGTATCTGCAAAATTTAGAGAAGGATGGGAACCTGTGAAAGCAGAAGATCACCCTGAACTAAACATGATCTCAGATCATGGCTCAGAATGGGCTGATAAAGGTAATTTAGAAGTTGGTGGACTATTGTTGTGTAAGGCTCCAAAAGAGACTATGGCAGCAAGAGATGAATACTTTAGAGAGCAAGCCCAGAACCAAATGGATGCTGTGGACAATAACTACTTAAAAGAGAATGATCCTCGTATGCCTCTGTTAAAACCAGAACGCAAAACAAGGACTACCTTTGGCGGTGGCTCTAAATCATAATATTTTTTTGAGCTGCTTTATATAACTTTATTTAAAGGAAATAGATATGTCAGCAACAGCGACACCAATGGGTGCTGAACCAGTCGGAACTTTAAGTGCTAGTGGCTCCTATACAGGAAAAGTTAGACACTATAAAATTGCGTCTAATGACAGTACCGCAATATTCTATGGAGATTTTGTAAAAATGACATCTGCTGGTGTAGTAACACTAGACAATGGCACAACTTCATTAACTCCAATAGGCGTATTCATGGGATGTTCTTATACAGACCCGAATACAAATCAATTAACATTTTCACAATATTACCCAGCTTCGACAGTAGCTAGTGATATTGATGCTTATGTTTTAAACGACCCTTTTGTTGAAATGAGAATGCAAGGTGATGCAACCTTAGCTCAGACAGCATTAGGAAATAACGCAGCAGTGGTTCAAACTGCTGGTAGTACTTCTATTGGAAGAAGCAAGAATGCTTTTGATTCTTCTACTATTGCTACTACAAACACCTTGCCTGTAAAACTTATTGAGTTTGTTAAAGGACCTGATAGTACAGTAGGTGATTCGTATACAGATGTAATTGTTATGTTCAATGTTGGACATCAATTATTAAATACAACCGGAATTTAATCCTTAGGAGGATAATATTATGGCAATATCACGCCCACAAATGATGAAGGAACTCCTACCCGGATTGAATGCTTTATTCGGTTTGGAGTACAACAAGTATGACGATGAGCATACTATGATCTACGAAACTGAATCTTCTGATCGTTCATTCGAAGAAGAAGTACAGTTAAGTGGATTTGGTCAAGCTACTGTAAAAGGAGAAGGCTCCGCTATTAATTATGATAGTGCTCAAGAGAGCTTTACAGCTAGATATAACCACGAAACTATTGCACTTGGTTTTGCAATCACAGAAGAAGCAATCGAAGATAATCTCTACGATTCTTTATCTGCTAGATATACAAAAGCTTTAGCAAGAGCAATGGCTTATACTAAGCAAGTAAAAGCAGCATACCCACTAAATAATGGATTTACTAATACATTCCAAAGTGGTGATGGCGTTAACTTGTTTACTGCAAGTGGTGATGGAGTAACTGGCGGAGATGGACACCCTCTTGTAGATGGTGGAAAGAACGACAATAGACCATCAACTGGTGCCGATCTTAATGAAACATCTTTAGAAGATGCAATCATTAATATCGCAGCTTTTAAAGACCAAAGAGGTCTGCTTGTCGCAGCTAAACCTAAAAGACTAATTGTTCCACCTGCTTTACAGTTCGTGGCTACTCGTCTTTTAGAATCGCAAGACAGAGTTAGCACAGCAGATAATGATATTAATGCTATTCGTACCAATGGTGCGATACCTGAAGGATATATGGTTAACCATTATCTTACAGATACAAATGCATTCTTTATCGTTACTGATGTACCTAATGGTATGAAGCATTTCCAAAGAACAGCTTTGGAAACTTCTATGGATGGCGATTTTGATACTGGTAATGTTCGATATAAATCAAGAGAAAGATATTCCTTTGGAGTTTCTGATCCTCTTGGAATTTATGGATCACCCGGTTCAAGCTAAGAATAGAATTATAAAGGGCAGTTTATCTGCCCTTTCTTTACTCTAGGGGATTTTTAATTTATCTATCAACTGCCCTAGCAGACTTGCCAAGATGATAGATACTTTCTTTTAGGAGAAAAAATGGCTAACACAACATTTAATGGACCAGTTAGGTCCGAAGGTGGATTTGAGCAAATTAGCAAAAATTCAACTACAGGTGCTATTACTACAAATCTTGATATAGATACAAGTGGTAATATTACTACTACAGGATATGTTTCTTCATATTCTAATATAGAGAGCATTACAAGTGCTACACACAGCGTTGAATCAACTGATTCAGGTAAAGTTTATACTTTAAATAGAGCAGCAGGTATTGTAGTAACATTGCCTACAGCAGCAGCAGGTCTTAACTATACCTTTATAGTTGGCACAACTTTTACAGGTGCAGGACAAATTAATACGGACAATACTAGTGATTTATTCTCTGGTTTTGCTCATTTATTTGACCCAGCTACTGCAACAGATATGAATACTTTTATACCTGATGCTAGTAA